ATGAGGACTTGGAGCCTTTAGGTCCTGTAGAGGAGCAAGAAGAGCACACTGGTCCGCCGTTCATAGAGCCTCAAAAGAATATGTTCCCAACCGAACACCCCCTTGTTAAAAACGATGATGGGACATTTAGTAATGTAAAGACTACGACGGTTGAGATGGATGGAAGGCATTTCGTGATCCCATCAATGGTTGATGGTAAGCAACTTTCAGCAGATGAGGCCGTTGCTGTAGCAAAAGAACAGGGATTAGAGAATTACCCATCTTTCAGTACGGGGTCAGAAGCATTAAGGTTCTCAGAAGAAGAGCACGCGAATCAGCCTCCGCCAGAGGAAGAGAAAGACTAGGGGCTCGAGTGAGCGGGAAGGCAGGAAAACGCCCACGAACCCCTAGTCTCTTCTCTTCTAACGCTCTCTAGGCGGCAGGGCAACGTGTGCCCAGCCTTTTGGTAAGGCTTTTTTGCATTCACAGGTCTGGATAATCACCATGCAGGGGGCGCGAGATAGGCCTTTCGCTATGCCAGCCGCCACCTCTGAGGTCAATCCTCGGTCTGGAAGCACCACAGCAATTCTTCTTTCCTGCTGTATTTCCGCTATGGCGCACCCAATAGCAGCAGCGATACGAGCAGTCTCAGAGCCGCTAGATGCAGGCACCAATACCTTATCATGTAGCCACCTCCCAATGGTAGGAGCCTTACCTGCCTCAATGCGAACGGTTAAATCAGGCACACCTTCAATAGGCTTGAGGTAACTGTTGATGGCCTCCTCTGCATGATTCAAGTAAGTCCGGCAGTTCTCTGACATGGTGTGTACAGCCTCGGCTAGGAGCTTCTTAGCCTGGTCCCCCTTGTCTACCTCAGCCGCCCGACGCTTTAGCAACAGGGGGCGGTTCTGAGAGAACTCATCGAACTCATCAATAGTATCTATGGCAATCTCTAGGTTCTTGACCTTGGTAGATGCCTCTCTCTTCAATGAGCCCAGCATATCCGTAGCCGCGAAGAAGCGGTCGTAAGCCGTTTCCTGTGGCATACGCGACACAAAGGTCGCTAACTCCCCCCGAAGGTCACTCAGGAGCCTCTCAGCGTCTTCCTGAGGTAATAGGTTCTGGTACAGGAACGTATAGAACTTAATGGGAGATGAAGCCATGAAACTGTAAATCTCCGGTACAATGAATCTGTAAGGTGGACTACAGTTTTCACGCTTACCGTCCTTCCACATGGCCTTCGAGCCCTCATCGAAGTGCAGGATAGAGTGGGCGTTAGCCGCTTGAGGGTGCTTGAGAGACATGACCATTCGCTTGGCCTTAGCTGCATCCCGTGCTCCGAACTCGTGAGCCTCACCGCTTAACGCCAGTTGTATGGCGTGAATGATTGTTGTCTTGCCCGAAGCGGGAGGGCCGCTAACGACCATCTTATCCGCAATCGCGTAGGCGGCTGAGGCACTTCGGGTGAGGTTAGTTATTAGTTGTGTTGCCTTCATATCAAGTCTCCTTCCAAGATTTACCTATCTCGGCTTCTGCTGTGAATGTTACGGGGATACCTTCTATCCTTCGTGTCAGTGTGTCAGTGATTATTTCCTTAGCCCACTCCGCCTTATCCTCGTCTACGACGAAGAGTACAGAGTCATGCATCTGATTGATGATGCCGGTGCCTTCCTTGTAGTTGAAGGGTAGCGGAGGAGCCTCGCGCCGTCCATTAACTTCTTTGCCCAGCACTAGGTCCATCATGCCTTGGTGAACTACCGCTCCACCGGAGGACTGGACGGGGTAATTGACGATAGCGTTCTTGTCTTCGCCGTTCTCGAAGAACCTCTTGAGGCCCCAGACCGGGTCTGCAATGTAGCCTTGCCTTCTGTAATCTTTAATACACTTATCCCAGAAGACCTTGAACTCACTGGCTCCGCCCAGCCACTTACGATGCATGGCTGCAACCTCCTTAAGTTTCTTCTTGAGGTAGATGAGGTTGCCTTCTGCGTCCTCCGTCTTGGTGATGATAGAGTGGATGGTCGGAGGGTCCGCCATGTAGAGCGCAGCGTACACAAAGGTTTTTGTAAGATCCCTTACCTTTTTGAACTGGCCTGTCCCCTTCTCCCTCTGGTCACGCGGGGCACCCTCCAGTTTCCAGTACTGGTCACCGAAGATGAACTGCCCTGATAGGTTGTGGGCATCGATGGTGTTGTTCTCGAATGCGTCGAGGTAGTAGTCTGCCCCTGCAAGCGCAGCCATCATACGGAGTTCCAGTTGGTCCATGTCTGCCCCCACTAGAGCCTTACCCTCTGGGGCAATGAAGCAGTCTCGCAGGCGATAGGGCACCGTCTGGAAGTTGGGGTTGGAACTACTGAACCTCCAGCCTACAGTACCGGTGACGTTGTAGTTGGGATGAACGTAACCCTCCGGTGTGCATACATACTGGTTCTTCTTGAAGTCAAACGTGCCAGGCTTCCACCGTCTGACGAAGGTGCCAAGCATCTTGTCTGCCCGTTTGAAGAAGCGTAGGTGGTTGAGGAAGGCTCGCTGCTCATCATCCAGTAGAGGGTTGGACAGTAACTTGCGCAGGGAGGGCATCGCCACGGAGGGCTCACCCGCATCGGTAATGTCCTGAACAGGTAGGCCCCACTTGTCGAACAGTAACTTAGACAACTGCACTGGGCTGTTGGGGTTCAACTTCGGAGCCATCTGCTTTATCTCAGCGAAGTGTCGGGAACTCTCATCAACGAGATTGGCCTCCCACTCCTGACGCTTCTCTTCGTCCACACGCAGCCCTAGACGCTGCATTCCGAAGCAGATGGACTGGAGGTCGTCGAACCTCTTATACAAGCCGTAGTGGCCGTTTCCGCGCACTCTAGCCAGCATTGGGGCGAGTACCCTCTTGGTTACTGCAGAGTCTCGAGCATTGTACACCCAGAGTTCCATGTCAGAGCCTGCCCCAGTAGCCGCGTGTTCCGACTTCCACGCAGGGGCATCGGTCATGGTGCTGCCTGCGAACCATAGGTTGTGCCTGTTCTCAGGCCATCCCAATCTGTGCAGTAGAATACCATCTATGTGAGGGGCGGGGGTCACACCAAAGTTAGCCTCGATGGATGCACGGTCATACATCCCGCTGTTCCAGCCATACTTGCGTATGCCCTCCTGTACGAAGAACCAGCGCAGTATGCTCTTGACTCTACCTAGCTCCTTAGGTGGATAGAACTTAGTCTTGCCGTCAATAGATAGGAAGGGCACGACGACAGAGAAGTCTTCGTCCGCAATAGACAGGCACCTTAGCCTAGCAGTCCACGGGTCTAGTCCGTCAGTCTCAACGTCATAGGCTAGTACCGGCTTCTTGTCTGGATGCCAGCGTGTATCGAATATCTCCTGTAACTGGGCAGCCGAGGGAGTGTAGACTATCTCAGGCTCCACCCACTCGAGGCGGTTATCGAAGTACCGGAAAGCCTTCTTGATGTCTGAGCGGAATACCCACCGCCACATCTTAGCCATAGCCACGAGGCGTACTCCAACAGTAGGCAGCACCTTAATGTCCTCACCATCATAGACTTCAATAACAGTGGGGCCTCCTCTTACATCCATCAGGGAGGGGCGGCCTGGCATTAACTTAGCGGCACTCCCTAGGAGTATGCGGTTCTTGTAGGGCTCTAGCTCTGCTCTGAGCCTTGGGGCACAGCACTCCTCTGGGGTGGGGAGCAGGTTCATCTTGCGTCCTTTACGGAAGCGGTTCTTGTTGCGTAACTTGGCGTTGAAGCCTTTGACATCATCCGCGTGGTAGCGGCAGGCAACGACATAAGTCATCGCGACATCGGTACGGTCTACCCCCGCCTCCTCTAGCGCATCGTGGAGTTCAGTCTCTTTAGGGCCGACGAACGGCATACCTAAAATAACCTCGTGCTTACCGGGGAAGTCGCCTACGATGATAGCACTAGCCTTCTTAGGGTGCTGTCCCAACACAGGGTTCGCCCATGTGCCTCTCTTCTCTAGGTCTGCCTTTAGGGGGCATATGTCACAGCGAGCGCAGTTGCCTTCATTGCTCATGTTGTCTCCTAATGCAAGGCCAAGCCTGCTAGTTTGAGTGCGTCCTTGACAGCCTTTAGTTCCGTATCTCCCGAGGCGTGAACGGTCTTCATCCGAACATTCCGATAGCACCAGTACGAGGCAGCCGCTAACCACTTGCCGTCTGGCTGAAGTTGGGTGTCCACGGGTATCTCGCCAATAACCCGAAAGAACTTACGAGTAAGGGGGTGCTTCATCTAAAGTCTCCAGTGCAGACGGCGGCAATCATGTAGATGAAGGCAGCGAGTATTATTATCCAAGAATAGTAGTCAGGTCTAGTCGGCATAAGTCCTCCAAAAGAAACCCCACCTCCCGTGAAGGAGATGGGGCAGGTTGCGTAGCAGCCTACAATCCGTCTAAAGGATCGCTGTCGTTGGACTCGTTGTTACCAGAATCAGTAACGGTGACACCAGTGGTTGCAGGTTTCGCAGCGAATACAGGGCGAAGAGCCTTGTGCTGTGCTTCTGAGATCCACTTGGTTTCAGCGTAGCTGTCCTTAGTGCCTGGGATGTGATGGCAGTAAACCACCTTGTCGCAGAAGGACTTCACAGTGAAGCCCTTTTTACCCTTCAGTTTATCGAGGCTAATGCCTGCGGAACCGAAGAACCCTGCAATCTCCCCCAACTGCAGACGAGCACCCATCGAGGTGTCTTCTGCATTAGGGATTCCCATGTTGACGGTGATGAACATATGCTCCATCCCAGCCTCTTGGACTTGGAGAGAGAGCCATGCACGGGGGTTGCCTGCCTTGCTAGTGTAGGGCTCAAAAGAGGTGGACTTGCAACGGAACACACCCTCCTGCTTTACCTTAAACTGAGCGGTTTGCGGGCGGACTGCATCCCCCTTGTCATCTGTCATACCAAAGTTGAGTTCAAATTTATCCATCGTATTGTCCTATCGTCTGAGTGTTGTCAAATGGCAACCGAAGTTGCCGGTTCTCCTCGGAGGATTCCTCGGAAAGTATTAGCAGTTGAACCGCCTCGCCCTTTAGGACAAAGGTGTCTCCCGCTGTGGTGAGAGGTCTAATGTGAATCACGCTACCCGCGCCCTCCCCATCTATCGCTACTGTAACGTGGGCTACTAACTTAGAACTCATCTTCCACCTCTACGTCTGCGGCCATGAAGTCGATGAACGAATCCACCATGTCAGTCTCAGCCTGTTTAAGATAAGCGCGGTCAAGGGCATCTGCGATAGTCCACCGGATGTGGCGGTTGTTATCTATCTTGGAGGATAGCTCCTTAGCAGACTCCTTGAGGAATACCTTGAGGTCATCGTTAGACTTGAGCAGAGGTACTGCGTCACAAGCAATCTTCTCGACTGACTCTTCCATCCACTCAAGGCCAGCAGGCCGAGGCAAGTCCATCCCTGCAACGCGGAGAGCCTCTCCGAAGTTCATAGGCACCTTACCCGGAAGGCCAATGGCCGTGCGGTCTTTAGCCAACCAGTCCACTGAGGCCATAGTGTTGAGTAAGAACGGCCAGCCCGGCTCGTCACTAGGCACGACGTGTGCCAAGTAACTGAAGTAAGAGGGGAACTTGTTGGTGAGGTCGTAGCCCGGCACAAGCGGCTGGCCCGGTACTGTGACCATCGACCCCTTCTTCTCTTTGATGACGGGTGGGCGTTCGTGCATCGTTAAGAAGATTAGTGAGGGGCACTCAAGGCAAGCATCTCGGAAGTCCATGATAAGGTCTGCGAGTTCATTCCATTGAGCCCAGCCAGTCTTGATGCCACGTATACGGCGTATCTCATAATCAATCTGGAGGTTAAAGTCATCGAAGACGACAGCAGGGAAGTTCTTCTTTGCTGCTGCGCGGACTACTTTAGTAGCCTCGATAACACCTTTGGCTTCCAAGGCTTTGACTTCAATGCCAAGCCATTGCTGAGTAGTAAGTGCGCCAGGGGCAGCAACGAACACTCCGGTGGGAAACGCTCTTAATGCTCCGAGGGTCTTGCCGGAACCTTGAGGGCCATACACACAACCCAAGAAACTCTTGGGGTCAATCCTTCCTTTCATGTCTTCTCCTTAAACGTCTGAGCGTCTAATGTTATTGGTAAGTGTCTTATCAGAGTCAGCGGCAGGCCACTGCTGAAGTACAGATATGGCGGGGTCAGTAAATCCGCAAACAACTTCTTTGAAAAGTGTACGGTTGTATACAAAAAGGTACGGCAAAGATTGGGCTAATGCTTGTACTTCTCTATGCTTGAGGTAATGGAGGCATATCCTCATGGAGTTAACTATGTCCCAGTTCACATCTTCAGAGGAAGGCGCAACCTCACTTGAGTATGGTGTTATCGTATCCATACTAGGAGCAGCCATAGCGGTCTTTGCTTGGTGGTGGGGGTCATTCTTCTCGTGGAGTTTCACCACGATGTCTGATTGTATTGATGTCAATTTCGACCCCTCTTGCTATTCAGCTTCTTCCAATCAGGGCGTACCTGTAGAAACAGCCGACCCAGTGTGGTGGCCACACGAAGCCGACTCATAACGTAGGCCCATAGTTACAGACGTGCGCCATCTCGCAAGGAGAGTTGTACCTCCAGCAAGAGTACTCGGTGTGAGCCCCAGGCCATTCGGCTGCAGGGAGCCCAGTCTTCTTGAACATCTCGATAGCACGGTTCGCCCACTTGATAGTACGGGTGAACTGCTGGTCACCAAAGGGTGCAGCCTTAACGTACTCCCTGCGAGTAGCGACCTTGCCGGTCTTGTTGTCGAACGAGACTAGGTTGAGCATCACTCCCCCAAACTCCTCGCCCCAGATAGACTGGCCGAGAACACGGTAGCCTAGGAACTGACCCGACAGTTGTCGTCTGGCTCCGCTGCGATGCAGGGCAGCCACACACTTATGATCCCAGATGTAAACCTTACCGTCACTACGACGACGAGCAACCATATCTGGACGCTGGGTGTACAGGTGCTTACGTCCTGCGTCCTCGATGTAGACCTCTATCTCATCCTCTACGTTGAGAATCTCCCAGTCTGTATCATCTCCCCATGTGACGTTGTAGTGTGTGATGATAGTCTGACACCGCTCCGACCAATCTTCCCAGATGGGGTCACCGGATGCAGCAGTCTCCTTCTTAGCGAGGGCGCGAATGGCAGAGTAAGGCCTCATGTACTCATCTGCCTCGCGGCCTTGGGCTGTGAGTTGAATCCGCTTGTACACATGGGCTAGGCCGCAGTGTACCAGAGTACCACGGACGAGTGGGTCACTCATCTTACGAGGCTCTTTCTCTTTGTCGGGCTCGAGGTAGTGCAATGCCCAGAGCCTTGGGCAGACCATGAAGGTCTGATGCCAGTGCCACCCCTTGCGGGATGGGCCTCGGTCTATAAGTTTGCCTGCCATCACATCACCCCCAGCCCCATGAGGGCGGCAGCGACTAGCAGCATCATGCCGGTTAGCACAGAGCCTGCGACAAAGGCTTCAAAAACCTCAAGCCATACTACTCCATAGTGGATTCCATCGTTGTACATATTGCCTTCCAGTGCGGGGTATACCCGCGATTGTTATTTACCTGACTTCTCGAAAAAGACCACAACCTCGATGATGCCCGAGAGAATCATGTCGCGCTGTGTCTCGCTGAGTTTTGACCAGTAAGGGATGGTGTCCAAGTTCTCATCAATGAACTTGGTAATCTCAGTGGTCACCCAAAGTTTCTTCTCTTCGCCCGTAGAGTCCATCTCGGAAGCTTGGGTTACTAAAGAGGCAGCCCATGTGACGATGTTGATGATGAGAATAATGACGCTCTCTGGCACTGCTGGCCACAAGCGTTTGAATAGACTTTCCACGACAAAGATAAGTATTGCGTTCATGAGGATCTCCTAAGATCTTTCTCCTCTATAAGAGTATAGGTGAAGTTGTGCCACCCATGAATAACAACTTGTGCTTGGCATAAGGCCAGCACCCTTTCCATAGCCTCTTCGTCCCTAAGAACTTGACATCCGGCAGATGCAGATTTCTCTCCACCTTTCCAATCATGTAGGTTAATCCCGAACATTCCCTGCTCAACGTGCTTCCCTTCTATCTCGGGCGTGGGGTCACGGTCATCGTCCCTAGCCACATATACCGGAGCCGCCTGTACCAGAGCCGGACGGCCACGGTGCTTGCCCACTCGGTAGCACTGGGAGTACTGTCCGGGTACGAGAACTGCTGCTCCCTTGGAGTTGACAGGACTGAGCAAGTACTTCGTCGTAGGCACTGTCGTACACTCGAAGAACTCTATCCGCCACATACTGTCGTATAGGTAGGCAACATAGAGGTCATCACAGAACACTTTATCCCGCACCTCCTTGCGCACCCCTATGATGTTGAGGTCGAACATCCCGTACTCATAGACCTTGTAGCCTAGATTACGAACTGCCTGCAGTAGGGGAGGCAAGTGCCTTCCGTGACCGGGCTTGTAACTCTTATTACTTCTTATCATCCTGCTCTCCTATGGGTAAGAAAAAATCACACTTGAGTGCGCTGCCGTATTGCTTTGCTCGTACCTTATCGAACATAGCCCAACTCTGCATCTGACCAGAGGGGGCGACAGACCTGCGGCACTCTGCTTTCAGCAAGCACCCCTCTCCAAGACACTTCGTAATATCTGCCATTCCCGCCCCCTCTTAGTTGTTTATCTTTAGTACATAGTAAGCAACTATGGTTGAGATGAACGAGCCGTACACAGTGCCTGTGAGCAGCCCCAGTGAGAACATCCCCGCACCCTTCGCCCAACTAGCAGCCCTCTCAACGTAGCTCGGAGCCGAAGGCTTTAGGTCAGGGGTTTCCATCCCCCTTAGGCAGAGATAAAGAATGCTACGTTGACGCTTGCCCCAGGATTGGCGGGGCTGAAGGCTGACGCTGCGAAGTTTGTTGAACCTGCGACACTAAGGCCTGTTCCGAATACCATGTTTCTAGGGAAGATGTATGTCTTAGACTTAGCGGCAGGGCAGTACAAGACTGCTTGAGGCTTTGTTGTCCCTACTGTTACGCCGCTTGTGACATTGTATAGGAACACATAGATGGCTGAACCCGCGTTGACTGTGTTGTCAATGAAGATTTGCTGGACGTTTGTTGCGCCTCCATTGATGTCGTGCTCAATGGTGGTGTCGCAGTCAGTATCTCTGATGAGTTTAGATACAGAGCTTGAACCGTAGGTGGAGGTAATGATTGCCATAGGTTGCTCCTAGGTAGTGTAGACGTAGATGGTGGAATCGTGGGAGGGATTCGTAGTAGTCGCAGGGTCAGAGTCAGTCTGAGTTGCGTTATACGATAAGCCGCTTGTAAAGGGAATACCCTCAGGGATATTCACACTGAATGTAGAAGAGGCTGGAACTAAAAATGAGAAGATCGGAACCGTAGTTCCTGCTACAGCAGAGGTATCATCGTAGAAGCGCAGCATAATAGTAGTACCACCTGTGACACACTCGACTCCATAAAAGGTGCCAGTCCCACCAGTCACATCTACTATCATAGTGCTTCTAACTGCTGTGTCCTTACTAACTTTATACTGGCCTGCGCGACGGAAGCCGCCTTTTGTTACCGCCATTGTGTTCTCCTAGACTCGTAATTCATTAAGGTATAACCGATTCGTTACCCTTCCTCTAGTACGGGTTCGGCGTGTTGTCCAATAACCCCTCTATCTTCTGAAAGCATATAGCCTATGAGAGCCTTGCGAGATTTGTACCCTTTACGCTGGTGCCATGCATCATTGCCTGCAAGGCTAGGCATCCTATACACAGTGACGTTGCCGTAAGTAGGCAACTCCCTCTCGGTGTGGAGATGGCCGGTAAAGATGAACCGCCACTTTGTTTCCCCCCACATGACGGGCACTTCCCCCGCTATGATTGCAGGCCAGTCCTTCACCTTGCCTACGTCACCATGTAGGAACGTCACTAGGCTGTTGCCGTACTTGATGTACTGTCGGTTACTATACGACTCACACACAGTCACGTCATCCGCAGTGGAGAACCATCCGGCTAGGGCTGCCCGTACTAGGGTAGCGGAGTAGCGGTCATGGTTTCCGGGTATGACGAAGACTTCGACGGGTGCGAACTGCCGTACTAGGTCTACATAGTCACGGCACATCATAACGTAGGACCAGGCCAAGTCTTCGGGCGAGCCGTCACAGTCCTGCGGAGTACCATGTGTTGTGGTAGAGTGGGCGTTGTCAATGTGTAGGCCGTCACCACCGAGTGCGAGCAGCACCTTAGCAGGGGCACCGGCGGAACTAACGCGGGAGAGCAATCGCTCGGAGATACTCATGAGCCGTGCTTGCGCTACCTTACGGTTATACTTCTCGCCTCTCTTACCCCAGTGGAAGTCAGTAGGGCTAACCACCAAGGCGTAAGGCTCCGCCGCCTGTGCCAGGCGTACCCTAGGCACACTGTGGCTAGGTGCTACCTCCCCGAACCTACCAGCAATGCGGCTGGCCAGCAGGTCGAGCCGCCTAAACGACTCTGCATCTTTCTTGACGCGCCGGTATTCCTTACGTTCAGCCTTGACCAGTACGCGCTCTTCCTTCCTGCGAAGGAGGTCTTCCACAAGTTCTCGTTCATCGGTTGAGTGTAACTCTTCCTCCGACCAAGGCGAAGAGTCATGAGTAGTTCCCATTGCGCGGAACAACTCGGTCACCGTACTCCGAGCCAGCCCAAACTTACGGGTGAGTTCATTCACGCTGGATGGGGCACCATCCCAGTTGGAGTAGGCTAGTCGCATCGACCGCCACATATCTCCAGGGATAGTCATGGGTAGTTTCTTCGACTGGAGGTGTACTATGTACAGGTCTTTAGTCTCATCGTAGTAGTAGCCAACCTCATGGGCATAGTCTACGGAGTCTCTTTCGATGACCTCGATGGGACTCTCTCCTAACTCTGCAACCTTCTTGTTCGCGCCCAGTTTTGCTCTTGCCCAGTAGCAGAACTCACGGAACTCATGAGTATCCATCCCACTCTCTTCGCCATACCACTCCCACAGTCGGGAGTACTTGGACTCCCGTAGGGAACTCATCAGCCGGTCGGAGTGTAGTCTCTCCAGAAGTTCTGCCCATTCGATAGCCATGCTCTTCTCCTTCTTATTATTATTCGGAGGTAAGGTAACTTATACGGGTGTTATGGCGCAACTTATGACACCTCCATCATGAGTAGGATAAGCATTCCCGCCCCGAGGATTCCCAGTAGAATCAGTACCATCAGCATCAGTCCTTGGTCTTTCATAGTTTAAGCCCTCGGCTAATTCTGTCCTCCCTATACCACGCCATCCCCTCTTCTGTCATCCTGTACTTGCTCGCGGCAGCCTTCTTGCTGCTGGAGTAGAGCAACTCTTTGTCTACCAACCCGCGAACAAACTTACGAGTAGACTCCTCTCCCATGCCCAGTTCTTCCGATAGGTCTGGCACCGTGAAGGCAGCAGGATACCTACGTCCAAGCCCCCGCAAGATACGTCGAGCGTTGAGATAGATAGAAGCATAACTCTGCTGTTCTGAGGATAGGGCTATGCCTTTGAGAAGGTCGGTCACCCACTCCTTTGCTAGGTTGCTACCCTGCACAGCGGGTAGAACCTTACCCTTCTTCGCCCTAGTTCCCGCTATCTTCTCGACGTAGCCTCTGTCCTCTAAGGCACTAACTGCATTACACACTACGCCACGGGAGCATCCAATCTTATTGGTCAACCCCTCCTGTCTCCAAGTCCGGCTCAAGTCCCAGCCCAAAGACAGCAGCACCAACCGTTGGTTGTGCCCCTGCACTCGAGGCACCCCATAAGGATGACGCTTTAGTTTCTGTTCCATCTCTGTTCTATACTTGCTCATACTATTCTCCCTTCTTTGAATTAGGTCTTAGGCCATAGCCATCTCGATACCACCCGCTACCCGACAGTGAGAACGAACCTGCGCTTACCTGTTTGATAGGCTTAGGGTCACCACACTTAGGGCACGGAGGAGTATCCGCGTTCATCTTCATCAACTTCTCGAATGCGTTTCCGCACTTACACTTGTACTCATAGATTGGCATTACATCTCATCCATAAGGATGCTGGCGAGTATCTCATCCTCAGCATCTTCTAGTCCCAGCGAACTAACGAGCTCACCAACGTCTGTGTCCCCGCTGATATCAACGACATCCTCCAGCCTCTCCAACAGGACAGAGGCAATGTGCTCATCCACTGTCCCCTCTGCTACTGGGTAGAGGATGAGGCATCCGTTACCTCCCAGCCGTCTGAACCTACCTCGCGCCTGTATTGTCTCACGGGGCGTACTAGGCAGCATTGCCTGCACGGCTAGGTCTGTGCATTGGAAGCCGTCGTAAGCCTCACCAAACGCCTGATAGGAGCCTACAAATAGACACGATCCCTCGTGGTTCACGTAGTCTTGTAGTACCTGGTCACGGGCACTGTCAGTGTACCCACCGTGAGCCACGAAGACAGGGATGGTCTTGTCCTTGACCTTGGCTGCAGCCTTGGTCATCTCCTCCCCTACCCTCTCGACTATCTCACGACGACCGAAGAAGGCGACCACCTTCTGGTCATGCTCCCAAGCCTCAGCCACTACCTGCTTGAGCCATACCCGCTTACGGGATGCGGCCTCAGCCAACTTGGCTTCACGCAGTGCCATCGCACCAGACTTAGCAGCCTTACTGAATATCTTCTTGAACCCACCCACTGGGCGGCACTGGTCTTCCGCACCTAGGTACACTGTCTGTGTACGCAGGGCAGGTAGATGCTTGGCAGCCTCGCGCTGGTCAACGATAGACATCATGGTCATCAGCCGAGCCTTGAACTCTACGCTCTCCGACTTACCTCCAGTGTCCAGGCCACCCCAACTGTTCTCCGCCGCATCGCAGTAGCGCATGGCGAAGTCCTTGAACTTACCCCACCCATCCGGTTCGAGGAAGTCCAGTTGTCCCCACAGGTCTGACCTGTCCTTGGCTATAGGCGTAGCCGTGAGGCCGAGCCTGTACCTGCACTGGCGGGACAGGGCATAGGCTGCTGCCACCCTGTTCTCCTTGAGTTTCCAATAAGGTCTGCCTTCCTCATTGATGAGGCGTTGCCACCTGCTCTTGTTCTTACCAGTATGAATCTCGTCCAGTACCAGTACGTCGGGCTGCCACGCTTGAAGCGTAGTCAACCAGTAGGGAAGTATCTCCCACGAGATGACTGCCCATGAGTCAGCCTCGATGTCAGTAGGTGTCTGACCTCTGAGTATCTGCACCTTGTGGTAGGTGAGTTTCTCTATCTCCCTGCGGAACTGGGCACGGGTTCCAGCCTTCGTCACGGCCAGTACTCTTCGTGCTCCCTTCGTCCTCCACTGCTCCACCGCTGCCACTGAGCCGACAGTCTTACCTACGCCGCACGGCCAGTACAACATGAAGTTGTTCTCGACCGCTGCGCGGTTGACCGCGTCCTGTTGGTACGGGGTGAGGTAGTCCGCCACCCAAGGGCGTAGGTGCCCATCGTAGCAGGGCACCTGGACTTTAGGATACCTGCGCTTGCTGATGTTACAGGAGCGGGGTGGAGGTAGGTGCTTCCAGTAGGGGTGACGATACCCTGCCGCCTCTGTGCTGCAATACTGTGAGTGCATCAGAGGGGCAGGGCGCGTCCGTTGTACTGCCGAGTAGTCATCACTACTCACATTATCCCCACTATTGTATAGAGGAACATGAAGACGAAGGGCGAGCCGCCAATGAGTAGGCCAGCCCAGAAGTAATCTTGGTTAGTCATGCTTACCTCCTATAGAAAGTGGTGGTTGGCCATGCAAGAGCCCGGCATCTCAGCGTCTTCGCGGAGTTCGTCGTAGTCGAAGTCAGACATCTCGTTCTCTACATCATTCTGCATCTCCCGATTGATTATCCAATTGTCGTAGAAACCAGTGTGGTCAATGACCCTGCCTCTCTCATCGAGGGCTTCGTGGATTTCCCACTCGGAGTACTCATCCTCTCCGGGCTCGACGGTCACTACAAACTCTACGCTTGCAATGAGGTGTGATAGAATAGATAACTTCGACACGTCAATTTTAGTCGTGAAGTAGTGGTGGTGTAATTCGCTCATAGTACTGCCTCGCTTTGCCCCTTCGGGCGGTGAATGTTTACCAACGCTCGTCCATCTCCATGCGGTAAGCCTCATCCATCCGCTCCTCCATCGAGGGGATGCGCTGCCACAGGTCGAGGTCAACCTCTCCCGCTGCGTTGATTGTGGCTGCGAATTCCTGTGCGGCTCGCAAGGATTTGCGCTTGTCGTAGTCCACGAACGTCGCACGACCGTGGAGGTATCCCGTGCCATCTACGATGATGCGCACGAGGTGAGACACCGCATAGAACCAGCGGTCTGCCTCGCAGCATGGTGCTTCATCGTGGGATGGTAGCCGCACGAGGTCGCCCTCTATAGCCGTGGCTGGTGATTGTAGTTTTGCCTTCATGATTACTCCTTGTCTTCTTAGACGGTGAATGTTTAATGCCAACCGAGTTTATCCCAAGCGGCATTGATGTCTATGTCTCCCTCTTCCTCAGCACGTCGCTGCATCTCAGCGACGAGTGCTTCCTCTGCTGCCTCTGCCCACCAATGCTCTGCCTGTAGGCTGATTGGCTCGCCGCCGTTGAGGGCGCAGATGACAGCATCCATCTCCGAGATGTCGAAGTCAATGGCTCTACCGTTGAGCCTCCACTCCATGAGGGAGTCGAGGTGTACCTCGAAGGTTACCTCTTGACCTGCCATCTCAAGTGTGACCTTGAGGTGACCGTGCATCGGGCAGAGTTTGCCTACTACTTCTATCGTCGTCGTCATCATCTCACTCCCCTTTCACAGCGGCAATCATTAGCCTATTTATTTCACGCTGAGTAGCCAGCATCGCGAGGTAATCATCCATGGGTTTACCGTACTGGTTTAGTGCTGCACGATATCCTTCAATCATCGCCTCTGCTTTCTTCAGTGTCTCATACTCTGCTGAGTGGAAGACACTACCCACCTCACTAGCGTGGATGGTGTGAGTGCGCTTACCTACCTTGACAGTGGCTACCACTTTCGCGATGCGACCATCAACAGTTACTTCAATATTACCTTCTTTCATTCTTACCTGCCTTCGCCGCTACTGCGACTGTTCTTCTACCTATTAATCCGATTATTACATCATGCCACAAACTAATTACATCAGTCCTCTTGCACCTCCCAGTCGAGTCTCCTCTCGACTGCTGCTAACTCTGGCCACTGCTGTACGCCCTGTAGACCACAGTACCCTAGACCTCCGAACCTAACCTCATGGTGCTTGACCATCCGACCCAGCGCACGGGCGTAAGCCGTGAGTTCGGCCTCGGTAGGCTGTCGCTGTAGCCTCCGCGTCAACAGGTCAAGGGCTGAGGTCTGCTCAAGTCTATACTCAACCAACTCCTCCAAGAATCTGGGGTTGCTGGTCTGCGAGTTCCGCAGTATCGAGTGAGCCTTCTGCCTAGGCGTGGCGTAAGGGTTGCCCATCCGCGCCTTGTTGAGGGCTGCTATCCTTGAGAGTAAAGTGATGATGTCCCCTGCACTGAGGGACGGCACCTCACCCGCCTCCACCTGCCGCCACACTTCTGCGGCGGCAGCATCATAGGCCTCTGTGAGTGCTGCCTTTGCTTGCTTTACTGAAGCCATAGGAGCCTCCAGGCCGTTGCCGAACAACTGACTACTACGAATGCCAGCATCAGTGATGTTGTGCGAAGTCGCATCTCCTCACCCTCTGCTAGGAGGGCGAAGGCTGCCGCGAACATCGCTGCTCCCAGCGTGACCACCTCTATCAAGTGTACTAATGGTATCATGCTAGACCTCCTCGACTACGTTGCTGTAGTCCCACGTTAGGCTGAAGGGAATGTCACAGGTGTTGCACTCCATCTCAGTGATGTCGTCACCTGCTGCCATGTCGCCGTGGTCAACGAAGGTGAAGGACTGTAGGTGATGACGCTGCTGGTCAACTGGTTGTCCCTCACACTCACCACACTCTGGGCAGGTCACGTAGACGTAATCACCACCCTTTCTCTTCTCTACTTCTGTTGTACTTCTCATCTCATACCTCCTTCAAGGTTTGTTCATTGTTCAATCGCTCTTCAATAGCTATCATGCGGAGTCCCACATAGTAGGCACACTGCGGTACGACTGCGTTGCCTAAAGCCTTTAGGGCTTCTCGGTTGTTATGTCTGTCCAGTTTGCTGGAAAGCCCATGAGCCACCCAACTTTCTCTGGATTCAGTGCGCCAGAAGTGCCTTTTGCTATCATCGAAAGTGAAGCCTGCTTCCCGATGCGGAGTCTCCGCTGGACTGCTGGGTTGGTTCTGTTGCCCCTGTCCCGATGGTCGGACGCACATGGTGTCGGCCACTGGTACGCTTTCAACTTGCCCTGTGCTGCGAATGGACTCTTGCCGTTGAGCATCACTATCGCATCCTCCTCGGAGAGTTCCCCCGCCAAGACTCGCTTGCGGTATAGGCGCACGTTCCCCTCGCATGGGCGTTGTATGGCTGTCGGTGTCGGCCAAGCGACACACTGCGAAGAACCGCCAGCGTCTATGCGGGGCACCCACGTCAACTGCTCCGATACGAGTGTATTCGACGTGATTGTACCCTGCTTCGGCCACGTCCCTAAGTACTCGACCCAGCACTCGGCCTTTGTCGATGCTTGTAATAGCACTAACATTTTCGAGGACGAGCCACTTCGGCTTGACGGGCATTTCTCGCACCACACGTATACACTCGAACCATAATCCTGATTTTCCATTGAATCCCTCCTGTTTTGAACTGACACTAATCGACTGACACGGAAAGCCCATGCTCAGTATATGTACTGGTTCGAGGTCTGCACCATGCAGTTCCCGAACATCTGTCTTCGACCTATCTGCCTTAGGCCAATGCTTGGCTAACACCTTTCTAGGCCACGGCTCATACTCCACTTGCCACAGCGTGGTGGCGTTGGGGAAAGCCCAGTGCAGTCCGAGGTCAAGACCTCCGATGCCCGTGCAGAATGACCCCATCGTAAGTTTGCTATCCTTCATCACTCACCTCCTTCAAGACTTGCTCTAGTGATTCTATCTGTCGCTCTAGTGTGATGTCGTAGTCCCGCATCTTGCCGTCGTACTCGTCACTGTAGTGGACTAGCGTCCCGTTGCTCATCAAGTGTTTGAGTCTCCTCAACACCTCGTTCAATAGTCTGCGTTGCTCTTCATTCATTGAATGACCTCTCAAGCACAAGGTGTTGTGTCATGCCATCTGCAAGAGTGTCCTTGATGAACGCACCTAGTAGACGGCTCATGTCCTCTGGTGGGTGGCTGAACGTCTGTTCCATCAGCGGCTCTTGATAGTGCCCCTCAAAGGCGTAGAGCGTCACAGAGCCATCACTGTCGCTACGCTCAATGGTGAAGTCAACACGACTCCTATGTGTGAGGTTGTAAGTCACCCACTCCTCGAATCGTGACACCTCCACGACCTTGCAGTTGTTGGCCTTTGCCGCTTCTAGTATTGTACTCATACTGTCCTACCCTCGCCGCATTGCGGCATTATTATTTAACCAATCATCGAAAGAGACATACTCAAGACCGAGGTCTGTCATACATCTCACATAAATCTCGTACCTGTCTCTCATTCTGCACCTCCTTGGGCTATACCCACTCACCGTTAACCTTGATTCCAGTGCAGCCAGCGTTAGGCATCCCGAAGTCATCCAGCGGCTCGAAGCCGTCGTACTCTCCGTAAATCATACCCTCGTAGTAGCACTCGCCATCATCATCATACATCGAGAATCGAGCAGCGTTGACTTTGATGCTGGGGTCTAGGTTTCCAGACTCAACACCTTTGTCGTCACCTCCGATTCTATCCTTTGTGATTATCCATCTGTAGTCTTCGTAGTCTTCATTCATTCTGCACCTCCTCTGTCACGGTTACGTTCTCGGTCTTGACTACTTCGAGTCCGAAAAGGGACAGCACCTCTATCTCATCCATAGGTAGCCAGCCGTGCCATCCATCGGACGAGGTGAGTAGTACCGCCTTGCGACCGCCTAGACCCCGACTAGTGCCGAAGACTGCCGTCTCAAAAGTCCCACCGTGTTCGCGGATGCGATTCTTGGTGCGCGTTGACGCGTTGTTGTTTGCCTTAATTTCTATGTCCATGATTTACTCCTTGCCCGATGTCGGGCGGTTTAGTCTGTAGATGAAGAGGTCAACGTGCCCCTCCGAGCCGATGCCCATGATTTCGATACCGTCAAGTACCTTATCGCCCTCGCCCCACTCCGCGTCATCTGTGGTGTTCGCGATAGGGATTACCTGCGTCGTTTCTGGGAACTCGACCCGCTGTAACTCTCTGATTAATTCTGCTACTGTCATGCTTACTCCTTGTCCGATGTCGGACGGTGATTGATAATTTTCTCGACGGCCTCTTGACCTCCCTGCTCCCACGCTGCGAGTAATACCCTCAGCGCATCTCTAATTTCTTCGTCTGTCATGTCTTGCCTCTCTTGGTGATGCCCCATCATGGGGCGGTGAATGTTTAGTGGATGCCGTAGGATACGGATTTCACGGAGGGATTGAAACAGGCGTTGCAGAATTTGCCGCCGTCTTTTCTGCCGTCACACTTGCCGCCCTGCTTAGGTGCGGGGCAATGGTACGCGCCGTGCTGCGCCTTGTCGGTATGGACTAGGCTAGTCGGTAGACCTTGCACATTGAGGGCTTTACCGTTGACCATTGAGGCCGAGATACGGACACAGAGATTTGACGGCCATGTGCCCATCGCGGTGTGCAATGCTTTCAACGCGCCCCACAATTTGGCTTCCCGTGACGGTATCCAGTACTGCGTATCGGGACGGCGGCGCGCTACCTCAATGATAGCCTCGCCATATACGGCGCGATGAACGTCTCCCGCGTCATGCCATCGGAAGTATTTCGAGTTTGAACCGTCACCCGTCGGGATAGCGGATACCATCGCGTCAATCCATCGCTGCCAGTCTGGATGATTGACATCATCGCTAGCGGGTAGCAGGGCTAGCCGTCGCGCTTGTGCCCTCGCTACGTCGGGGTACTGAGTATACGAACCTTTCAAGGCGTAACATCCCTCACAGGTTGACCCCTTGACGTTACGTAACTTCATGCCCACCTTGCAGGTATCTTGCGGATGTAGGCCGAACGAGTAACCGAGCATCTTAGATGGATTTGATAGACCACCGATAACGTGCCAAGCGGCACGACGGACGGCGGATAGTGAAGACCATTTCGGGTATGTGATTTGTGTTGTGTTCATTGTTTATACCTCTACCGTGAATAGTGCTGTTCTAGCGTTGAAAATGATATCGGTGACGTGTCCCCACGTATCGATAAATGTCTGCGCGTCTTGCTCTGTTATGAATGTCAATGTCATAGTGTACCCCTTGTTGATTAGAGCACACCCAACGCTAACAGAATTGTCAACGCTCGATGTGCTCTAGACAAAAAAGAGAGACGGCCACTACGCTTTACATTAGCGGCGGCCGTCTCTATTACCACAAGCGGTTATCTCCGCTTTTAAGGGTCGCAAATCCTATCCCCTAACCAATACCCGCTACGGTATTGTGAGCGCCCACTGGCGGCGCGTTGACTCCCGAACGGGAGCGGGTCAACCAACTGCAACGATGTCAAAGCGGTAGACCCGTCGATGCGCTTCACATCAACCGCTACCTTGCGTTACCTGTCTCTCACATTGCCAGACCGATACTGCAACCGAGATGTGTTAATTTGGTAATGTAGCATACAGAACTGATTGAATAGGCTCTATGTACAACGTTTCTAAAGATTCAAGCCGTTAACAGGTGAAAGTT